GCTCTTAGCAAAAGAAAGAATTGGGTTTGACGAGAATGGAAATATTCGTATAATGTCGTCAGATAAGTCTAAACCCCTCGCAGGATCGGGTGGCGATGGTTACGCAACTATTGCGGATCTAGCTAAAGAACTTGCAGCGTCAGGAACAGGTCAGCTTTTTGTTAAGGATGGCGGTGTTTCAGGAGGTGGTAAACCTCCAGCGAGTTCAGGCGGCAAGTCTGGCGTTAAATCGGTGACGCGCTCACAATTCAATTCAATGGGTCAAAGAGAACGCTCACTATTCTTCAAAGATGGCGGCAAGGTCGTTAATGGCTAACCGTTAAACAGAAAGGAAAATGTTATGGCTAATACCCTAACAGATCTGGCGGCTGACATTTATAGAGCTGCTGACATTGTAGGCCGAGAACTAACAGGCTTTATTCCTGCTTCAACAGTGAACGCAGGATCAGAAGAAGCTGCTGTCGGGCAGAACGTGCGATCATTCGCTACTCCTGCTGCTTCAGCGGTTACAATCGCACCAAGTATGACTATTCCAGAAGGAACAGATCAAACACTAACTAACAAAACGCTGACAATATCTAATCAGCGTGGTGTTCAGATCCCATACACTGGTGAAGATGTACGCTTCTTAGATGGTGGCGCAGGATACGAAACAGTATATGGCGCTCAAATTCAACAAGCGATGCGAACACTTGTGAACGAAATGGAAGCTGATCTAGCTGAAGAAGCATATAAAAACGCTTCTCGTGCAGTTGGTACAGCAGGAACAACTCCATTCGGTTCGAACTTCAACACAGTTGCAGAAGCTCGTCAAATCTTGGCAGATAACGGAATGCCAACAAATGACGGTCTGATCAGCTTGGTTGTAAACACAAGTGCAGGAGTTAACCTTCGTAACTTAGCAACACTTACTCAAGTAAACACAGCAGGAAGTGATGATCCTCTTCGCAGAGGTGAACTACTTAACTTGCAAGGTGTTTCACTAAAAGAAAGTAGCCAAGTGCAGAGCCACACCAAAGGCACAGGTACATCTTACCTTGTCAACAATGCTTCAGCAGCAATCGGTGATACTACAATCCCTGCTGATGGTGGTTCAGGTACAATCGTTGCAGGAGATGTAATTACAATCGCAGGCGATACAAACGCTTATGTTGTAAACACTGCTCTCGCAGGAGGTAACTTGGTTGTAGGTGATACTGGTCTAAGAGTGGCAGTTGCAGATAACGCAGCGATCACAGTAGGCAATAACTACACTGCTAACGTTATGATGCACCAAGCAGGAATGGAGCTTGCAATGAGAGCGCCTGCTAAACCAACAGGTGGCGATGCTGCCGAGGACATCATGGTAGTTCAAGATCCACAAACTGGAATGGTCTTTGAGGTTGCTGTTTATAAAGGCTTCAACAAAGCAATGATCCAAGTTGGTGCAGTCTGGGGTGTCAAAGCATGGAACTCAGACGCAATCGCGGTTCTTATGGGTTAATAGATTAGGGGCGAAAGCCCCTTTTCTGCCCCATCTTCTTAGGTCACGCACTGTTTAGGTGGGGCAACAATTAACAGGAGATTGATATGCCAAAAGGAATCGGTACTTACGGAACTAAAAAGGGTCGTCCACCAAAGAAAAAGGGTGGTAAAAAAAAGTAATGGCAATAGGCGTTAAACATTACTTGCGAGATGGAACTGTTTTTAAGGGTAATTCTCACAGGATGCCAAACGGTCAGATCCATTCTGGAAAGACGCATGGTAAAACAAGCAAACGCTTATATCACTTTTCACAGTTAAGTATGACAGCCAAGAAGAAGGCTAGAAAGAGATAACAGTGCCTAAAAGACGTAAATCAACCGTAAACGCAGCAGGGAACTATACAAAGCCTAAAATGCGTAAACAGTTATTTTACTCTATTAAGCGTGGATCAAAAGGTGGTCGTGCAGGGCAATGGAGCGCTAGAAAGGCTCAAATGTTAGCTAGACGATATAAAGCAGCAGGAGGAGGGTACAGATAGATGGCTCTCAAGAAGTCGCAAATATCGCTTAGAAAATGGACAGGCCAGAAATGGGATTACACAGGCAAGAAAAAGAAAAGTCGTTATTTACCAAAGGCTGTAAGAGATAGCTTAACTCCTGCACAGAAAGCAGCAGGATCAAGAGCAAAGAATAAGGCCACTAAATCAGGTAAACAATCGGCTAAATATACTAAAACAGAACGCAGAGCATTAAGGCGACTAAGATGAGCAAGCGAGATCCGAGAATAAAAAGGTTGGGTGTCGCAGGATATAACAAGCCAAAGAAAACGCCAAGTCACTCGACTAAAAGCCATGTTGTATTAGCAAAAGTCGGAGATAAGGTTAAAACGATTAGATTTGGTCAGCAGGGTGTTAAGGGCGCAGGAAAAAACCCTCGAACTGCTGAACAGAAAGCTAGGAGAAAGTCTTTCTTAGCTAGACATAGAAAGAACATCCAGAAAGGTCGAATGAGTGCGGCTTTTTGGGCGGCAAAAGTTAAATGGTGATAAAATGAATCTTATTAAAATTAAGCATAAAGGCTCAAAAGTTGGATGGGCGCTAATCAACGAGATAGATTTCGACAGCAAGAAACACGAGCGCTTCGAAGGCGAACCAAAGCGAGCAAGGAATGATAAAGGTCAACTCATAGCAGATGATCCAAAAACTGAAGTAAACGAAGCGTGGGAAGGCGGCAAAGCCCCTAAAAAGCCTGCGAAAAAGAAAGCGTCTACGAAGAAGGGTTAAGATATGGCGATAGTAACAACAGTAGGCGATGCGACAGCAAACAGCTATATCACTGTGGCTGAATACGAGGCTTTCTGGACGGAGAGAAACGTAAATCTTGCTCACTCTGCAGCAACAAAAGAAGCTGAACTCGTCAAAGCGGCTGATTATATAAATAGAAGTTATACTTTTGTCGGTGAGCAACAATATCGCTATCAGGCGATGGCATGGCCTCGTTTGACAGGTATTTATCTGGTTAAAGATTGGCCTATCGATCCCGATACTGTTCCACAGGATATAAAGGATGCTCAAGCAGAGTTAGCCTATATTATTAATCAGGGAACAAACGTATTTGCCACGGTAGAGGGTGGTGCAAAGGTTCGAGAGAAGAACAAAGCAGGGCCAGTAGAAACCGAAGTAGAATTTACAAACTTTAGAGAAACGCCTCGATTTGTAGTCATTGAGGGATTGCTTTCGCCATATACAATTTATGGTGGCGCTCAACTTAAAATGGTTCGCGCATGAGTACAACAGTCACAGCAATCGCGGATGCAGCCTTCGATGCCGTTGATTTAGCGGTAACGGATGTTATCTTTGATGCGACAGTGGCTTACGAAACGCAAGGAGCTTATGATCCTGCAACAGGTACTTATTCAGTAACAACAACAACTCTCACAGGCAGAGCTTTATTTGATACCGATACTCCTGCCAGAGATATATTTCCCGATGCTATTATTGGCTCTAATCGTCAGCTAGTTTTGTTCGAGGGTTTTACTGAGATTATCAAAGAGGGCTACAAGCTAACTATTTCGTCTATTGATTATGAAATAAAGGCAGCGCAGAAAATTGTCGGATCTGTCTCTGTTCAATATGGGGTGGCCTTGCAGAAATGAGTTATAAGAATTTTGAGATAAAGCTAAATAAAGATTTAGTCGATACCGATGAAAAGATCGAGGACGTTATCTCATTGATTGCTATGGATAGTTTGCGAGGTATCGTTAAGAAGTCACCTGTCGATACTGGTCGATTTAGAGGTAACTGGATCGTCAGCAAGAATAGAATGAACCCTGCAAAGGTTAATACATCCGATAAGACAGGAACATCATCTATTACTCGCGGCACACAAACAATCGAGACTTTTGAATATAAGAAAGATAAATCAATTATTATTCAAAATAATCTGCCTTATGCAAATAGGTTAGAAAATGGATGGTCTAGGCAAGCTCCGAAAGGTATGGTTGCACTAACGTTAGCCGAAATGCGAACCAAATATAGGAACGTGCTAATATGACTTATGCACTAGAGCGCAGAGCGATTGAGACATATTTAAGCACCCAATGGGGAACAACGACTCCAATAGGTTTCGATGGACATGAGTTTACGCCTTCTTTTAATAGTATCCGAGTTTCAATAGAAAATGGTTTAACTATGCAGGGATCTATTGGTGCAAATACTAATAGAATAGATTATACTGGCATCGTAACTATCCAGATCTTTACAGAGAACGGCAAGGGATCGGAGACTTGGAGAGGTTACGCAGAAACATTAGACGGTATTTTTTTTGATAAAAGGATTGCGAATACGGGTGCAATAGCGACTACAAACGAATTTATCAGATTCTCACCAGATCAACAGCACCCATATATTTCTGGAGAAGTTTCTGATATACCATTTAACATTGCAACT